CCATTTTCTCTATCTCTTTCGTTGCAACTGTGCCTTTAGCAATTTCTGCTGCTCCGCCTTTGCATTTTCCGTTTTTGCGACATGCAAGTGCTGCGCCAAAAAGCTTTCTCTGTTTTTCAGTTTTTGCTGGCATAATGTGCTCCTCGTAAATATTTATATTTTTCAGTTAACTTTTTTTGTTTTCTTTTAATATATTGATGAAATCAAAAACTGCTTTCTTCAATACTTCTTCTCTAGCTGTACTGTGTTTTGGTAATGAACTAATATCGCGTTCAAACCCCTCATACGCTTCAACTATTGATCCGTCTTTTGCAAGAATCCAATTCTTTGCTTCTAGTATGCCATTTACGAAAGCAACTGAAACTGATGGATCATGTACAACATCACAACCAATTAAATGAAAACCTTGAACTGTATTATAACCAGTACCTGGTATAAGTTTTCCAAGAGCTCTGGAAGAAACTCCAAGTTTTACACCATCAAGTATTAAGCTACGAACTATTTGACCCATTGGAGTTGATAATATTTTTGACTTACCCATGAATATATTACCACTTTGCTTAAGCTCTGTAATCATATGACAAGAACGCTCTGGGTTAACTTCTACAGATGTTGGGTGATTAAGTTCACCTAAAGATCTGCCATTCTTAATCATCTCGCCAGAGTAACGATCAACCTCACCAAGCATCTCGTTTAAAGAATAAATACGACCGTTTTTATTCTTTTCTTCTGCCATTAAATAAGGACCTTGAATATAAAGAGTTGATTGTTCATTTCGATTTTTTTCTTCAACTAAATACTCAAGCTCGTAACTAGGCTCTTCAACAAGTAGTTTCATTGTATTTTTCATGCTTTACCTCTGCAAAACTCTGTAATTATTTATATTTATTTAAGCTATTTTATAGCAGTTAATCATTTAATATCTTTTTCTGTTAAAACTACAAAGCTCCAACCCTTCTTTTTAGCCCAGCTATTTGCTGCTTCCCACTTAGCTGAATTCCTTGCCCATTCAACTTGTTCGTATAATATTGTTGATCTTTTCTTTTTACTGTTATTGGTTGGTGGTTGTGTTTGTTTTGAAGGTTTTATCTCTACAATATACTTTTTAAACTCTTCATTAACCTTTAACGATAAAACATAATCAACAAAATATCTATGAACCTTTCCATCTAATGGTGATATATAAGGTATAACAACAGATTCACTTCCCCACTGCACAACCTTATCATTTCTATCACACCAACGACTAAACAATAACTCTAATCCACTTCGATAAATAATAGGTGTTGTACCTTTATATTTTTCAGGATGATTAGGTTTAAAAACGCCTTGTTTATACTGTCGGGGCGCCACCATTATTGCCACCACCTTCTTTATCCTTCTGTCTGTCTTCAATATCTCGTTTTGAAAAATACCAAGAGATGGCCATAATAGCAATAGGCATAAAAGTTTCTTGTTTGATTTTATCATAAAAGAAACCTGCAACAATAGATAAACTGAATAGAATAGCTAGTGCAGCTCTTACCTGAACAACAGTTTTACCATCAGTGGATTGAATTTTGAATAAAGGCATAATTATTCCTCTTCTTCGTCTTCCTCTTCTTCGTCTTCAATACCAGTTTCGCGCTCTTCTTTCTCTTCTTCAGGTGTTTCTTCAGCTTCGTGTTCCATATGCTCTTCGTCACCTAAATCTTCAAGTTCTTCGCCACCAAAACTAATACCACCTACACCACCCATTGGTCCTGCTGTAACAACAGCTACGCCACTAGCTTCAGCTTCAACTCCAAGCTCTTCAAAGACTTTAGTCTTAAGATAGTCAGAAGCTTTCTGAATAACATCATGTATGTTCTGGCCGAATGATCCCTCAACCTCTTCGAGTGCCTCTTCAATACACTCTGGGGCATACTTAGTAAAAAGATCTACCAATATCTTATTATACTGTTTCTGTAAATTTTTTACCTTACGGGAAGTTGAACCTGTATCACTCTTGCTCTTTTCGTCATCTTTCATAGTATTCTCCTTTTCATTAAGTATTTATGTTAAATCAAATCAGTTATTATAGTTGCAACTACACCAACCTCATTTTCATTCGGACTGTTAACTAATTCATTGAGTGTTTTTTTAGGCTTAATCCAAACATGTTTAGCTGATATACCACTAGATCCTTCATTAGTTTCATAGTCTAATAATCCTAAATGTATTAAACCTAAAATCAATTTTGGATATCTCTCTGCTCTTGTAAAACTATATTTAGTATTAAATAAATTTTTGTATAATGCTTCTAATTTTTCATTCTTATAAAATATCTCTCGTTGAATAGTATCTACATGCTTCCAATCTAATGTTGTACTTTTCAACATATACTCTGCCATCATACTTTCTAAAAATTTTCTATGCAGTGCATCTACACCTCTAATACTGTAAAGTCTAGGTGATTTATGTACTATTGATTTATATACTTTTCTTCTTTCTTCTGGAGTACTTAATTGTTCTTTATTAAGTTCTGGTGCATAATCATACTCCTGACCATATCTCTTTAATAATGTTCCATTGTATTTAATATTTGTTATATACCAGAATTCTCCAGACTGGCGACGACCTCTATACTTATCACTTACTTCTGGACGAAAATATCTATCGCGCCTTCTATCAGAAGTATCAGGCTCTTCGAAATATTCCTCGTTTGGTATATCCCACTTTTTCCAACGAACCCAAAACCAATCCTTTTGAAATGAATAATGTCCTAAAAGGTAGTAAGTTGTTGCACCATTTAAGTGATTTATTATATATTTTGAATTTTCAAATGGAATAATCATATTATCCTAACCAGAATCTCGCAGGCTGTACTTCGCCGTAACCTTCCATAAGCTCTTTTTCAAGCTTCTCTTTCTCTTGAAGACCTTGGCTCATTAAGTCGTTATAGTTAATAGTACCGCCACCGAATAATTGAACACTGCCATACTTACCACGAACATTAGCTACGGATATTTTTGTTAAGGCTAGTGCATATTGAAATACCCATCTCTCCTTAACAAGCTCTCTAATAGTTCTTTCTACCCAGCAACCAACAATACCGTAATATCTTGAGTTTCTATTAGGTGGTGGTATTATTCTTAACACTTGAGTTCTTACATCAAAATCAATATAAGGTATTTGTGCTAAAACCTTCTCTCTTAGCTTTAACCACCCCTTCATTATTTCCCAAGTAACTAAATCAAAACCTACATTACCAAGCATATAGCTGAAATATGTTTGTTGTGCCATAGACTGCTCGAGCGTAAACAATGTATTAATACCGGTTGATTCACCTTGCTCAACACAGAACACTCCACCAACTTTACGATAATCCTGTAAGTCATAATCATAACAAGCTGATAAGCCGTTTGATAACAACTCACGCATAGTTGGTGTAGCTGAGAATAACTTATCTAATCTTAAACCTGGCTCAACATAGAGATCAGAACTAAATACTAGATATTCTTCTGTAAGACCAGCATACTTGCTATACCACTCAATAGCTTGGTTAATGAAATCGTAAATCATATCATCACACATTTCAATTTCAATAACAGGGAATCCAAGCGTTTGTTTTATTCTCGTAAGTAAAGGATCGAAAGATGTAATTACAGGATTGAGTGTTGTACTACCTTTAACACCGGCAGGTAGTATTGTATCCTGTATGCCATAATATTCATATTTAGCAGTAACAATAGTACCAACAGGAATGACAGATGAAAATCCGATTATTTGGCCTACTATATTATATGCTGTTTGTAAATAACCGTTTGTAAAAATATTAAGTGTCCCTGTTATAGGTAATCTCGACAATGTAAATAAACTCGTCGGCGCTGTAGCATTATTCATCAATGTTTCTTGAACACTATTTCTTGTAATAGGATCTATAGTTTTTTCATAAAGATATGAACAACGTATATCATCCGTAGAAAGAACCGGTGTTGTCGTAGTTATAAGGTTACCAGATAACAAATAATCTACATTTATTGTTTGAAATAAACCATTTTCAAACAATAGTAGAGTATTATCTATTGGTACATACGTAGTGTTGAACGCACTTATTACTCCGCTAACTACTGTTCCTAATAATTGTTCTTGATATGGATATTGTGCCATGTTTCACCTATTTCTTTGACGGACCAGGTGTTTGACTTGTTGCTGGTGCGCCTTGTGCTGGTGTTCCACCTTCAGCAGGTGGTGTTTCAGGCCCCGGACCAAACTCCGGTGGTAATGATGGTTCAAAATCTCCTTCTTGAGAACCTGGTAATGCTGAACCTTCTCCACCCGGTACACCACCAGTAGCTGCTGCTTGCTCAATCTCAGCTTCTGCTTTTAATCTTTCTCTGAATCCAGGACCGTTAGCTATGATCTGTTGCATCTCCCAAGATAGTGCAGCATCTTTTCTAATCCATTCTCTATTTTCAGCCATCTGTTCCTCTGTAAGACCAAGGAAGTATTTCTGGCAGAATGTCTGTGATAGTAATTCTGAGCCAATAAGACCGAGATAGTTATTCTTCTTTAGATCAAATATCTGCTGCTCACGCATTACCGCAAAGCTTGTAGGCATGTTAAATTCAACATGAATCTGATGTTCACGTAAGTTAAACTTCTCCCACATACTCTTTACTTCTTTTTCACCTGGTGTTTTTTCACGTAACTTTAAATGTGTAATGAACGAATTCTTAACACCGTGAGCTATTTGATTCTGAATACGGATAATAAACTTAGCAAATCTAAGTTCCTCTCTCGTAATTTCAGTTCCATCTTTGAAAGGATCTTGTGGATCTAAACGACTAAGTGGTACCTTTAATGACTTATACAACTTCTTTACAAAGTACATTAAGTCATCCAACTGACCTAAATTTGCTCCACCTTGTAATTGCTCTACTGTTGTACCTTCACTCTGACCTCTCTTAGTAAACCAATAAGCATCAAGCATTGACTGTGGGTTATATATGTTAGTAGAACGACCTTGTGAGTTATCAAAATTCTTACGAGACCAATACTGCTGCATAAGTTTTCTAACATACTCTTCTGCTTTTGGAACAGGCATATTACCGACGTCCACCTTAAAGACTAGTCTCTCAGGTGCTCTTACAAGACGATAAATTACAATTGAGTCTTCAATTAATGACAGCTGCTTATAAGCACGTCTAGCATTCTCAATGTAAGGTAGTCTAATGGTACGATCTTCATTCCAAAGACCGGAATGCACATATGTTATTTGATTCTTATCGAGTACGATCAACTCTTCTTTTTGTTGATTGAGTACTGTTCTCTTTGGATTAATAATAGGCTTACGCAATAAGAAACCTTGTATTAAACCATTCTGCACATTATCATAGATTGGGTTGATGAGCTCTGTTGGTATGCTAGCTATACCTAAAATACCATAATCAGGTCTTTTAAGCGATATAATGTTTTCAAAATAAAGCTCTCCTTCAACCAAGAAGCGACGTATATATTCCCAACCCTTCTCCTCAAAGTCGTAAATGGTTACATACTTGTTCCATTCTTTTTGAATCTCATCCTGTACAACCTTATCATGATCACCGCGTAGTGTAAGCTTAACAATCTCATCATTGTTATCACGCACCAAAGATTCATCTGCAATTTCATCAATAGCGTCAGCCATCTCAGCATAAGCAGCCATTTTGCGATACTCTTGGACACGTCTAACTTTATCTGTGTCTACATCAGCATACATTATCTGGTGATAACGCTTATCAATCATTACCGTACCAGCAAACTCATCCTGTTGTGCAAATAACGATTGTTTTTGTAGTCTCTGTTCTTTACGTGTAATCAAAGTATTGAAAATATCATACTTAGGATTTGCTTCCACTGCATTTTGGAGAACTTTATATGTGTAAGGCATTCGTGCTACTAGTGTACTAATCCAACTTGAACCAGCTGAACTAGTTCCAGCATTAGCCTGACCCATTGCGTTTGTAGCCATTTTTATTACCTCGTCCTTCTAAAATAATTATTGTCTCTACAGCGCATATCAACGTTATCCTAGTTGTTTAATTTGAACACCAGATGTATACGGTGGTTGATATGTCTCATATATTGCATACTGTGGCATACTTGAAGGATATGGATTGAGTGTAAGTCTGATCGAATCAGTTGTTAACTTTCCATAACCTGCAGCATTTACAGCTATTATATCGAAGTAACCAGCACTCAATGCGCTTGCAAAGAATGTTATTGTATTCTTATCAAGTATAGTCCAATCACCGGAAGGTATCATGATACCAGAGAATGGTGGATAAAATGCTGATAAACTCGAAACAGTTCCAAATGGATCGAAATAGAAAGGATTAGTTGAAAGCGCAGTTGTAGGTGTCCAACTCATATCAAACACACCAGGTGAACCACTTAAGTATAACTCTTTTGTATAATCAAACATACTACCAAGCAAATTAAACTCAATTAGTTCTGTAGAAGTACTAACTGTATCAGATGTAAACACCTCGAATGGAGATACTTGATATATAAACGGTCTGCCAGATGTTACCCAGTTTTCGGTACTATTATCATTCATTTCCGTTTTCATCACTTCAAATGTATCCAACTCTTTAAGTGATGTAAATGAATGATTAATAACATAGATAGGACCTTGAACATTAGGACTATTCTTAAACATCCATGTTTCAATTGTAAAGCTAGTATCGGCTATTATTTGATAAGGTAGATTATTAGCGATATCTACTGGATATTGAAAACTAACTTGTTCATTCCACTTTACATGACTTCTTATTTCAAAATCATTCCAGGGTATTATATCTGGCCATTTCCAACTAATAACAACATACGGATCACAATACGGTATAAAATTAGTTAATATTTGATCAATGTCCTGTTGGAACCTACCAATGATAGACATGTTGATGTCCAAATTAACTGGTACAGGTTGTAGAAGATGTACCCATGCTGAAAGCTTATTGGAGTCTGTGTGGTACGAACCGTCGATCTTGTTAAATACTCTATTCGTATCTCTTCTTAATGTGCCAGGAACGATAGCAATGCACGGAAGCTTAATGTGTTGGTTTAAATTAACGAGATCTTGTATCACACGTGTTTTAGGTGCATACCTAAAATTTACATGTATTTGATCCTCAATATCTTTATTATCATTATAACGATTGATTACAACATCGTTAAATGCATCTTCAAACATAGCTATAATAGTTCGAATTTCCCAATGAAAGGTCTGGTTGCGCATTATGATAACTCCTTAAAGTATTTATTGATGGGAGTGTAAAACCCTGACATCTTTTTAAGAATACAGAGGATTATATATGAAGGACAATTCCTAAGATTCAAGTCCAAGCACGATTAGTTGAGTCTATGTATAAACCACTGAGGCAAACGACTGCGGTTTCTCTTTATAAGATCAATAACCTGAGCATCGAGAATATAGGTATTAGAGTGATCTTCTTTACTTCTTGTAGTTCTACCACACATCTGAACAAGATTGACTAATGCTTTCATTTCATACCATCTCTGGTTTCTCGCAGCTAGTGTCTTGATTCTCTTTGAGCCTAAAGGTAGATAAGGAGCTTTCATAATGATTTGAAATCTTCCAAAATCTCCATACAAATCAGTTCCAAAACCTAAACTAGGTGATATCAATACAGTCTTATCTTCTCTTTCAAAGTGTTCTTTGAGTATGATTTCGTTTGTTATACCCTCTTCTCTAAACAAGAATCGCTTATCACTGCCTATCTTATTTTGTAGAGCTGATGTTATTTTGAACGAGTGTGTATGTATTATACCATTCTCGTTCTTATGATGACCGCAGATAGCTATCGCTTGATCAGTTATTTTTGGTAAAACCTCATCTATGTTTTTATGATTTACTTTATACTTATTAGAACAATATATAGGTGACTTCTTTGAATCGAAATCACTATCAACCTCAATATATTTGTACTTGTCAATTCCAAGTGTCTTTGCAAACATTTCGTTATCAATAATAGTGCCGGACATTAATATAACTGTCTTACCAAACTTGAAGAAATCTTGTGCGAGCATGTTTACGTATAGCGGGGTGAATATACATTTGTCTGCTGTAAATTCAACAATATACTCCGCACGATACCAGTTTTTAAGAATAAGAACTAACCGTTCAAGTAAGTTCTTATATGTTCTGATCTTAAACATCAACTTCTTACGTGCATCATCACTTAGTGTCTTACTCTGAAAGACATTGATCATATTATCATACTTGTCTTTCATACCTATGCACAAATCGTTAATCCACTTAAACACATAGCTAGTCTCTTCAGATCTCAATTTATCAAGTCCGAACTCTTTTACATTTATTTTTTCATAATCAATAGTACAAGAGTAAAACTCTACAAGCTCATCTTCTAGCTCAGATGCTTCGTCACATATAATAAACTGCCGCGGTTTAACATGATCAGGTAGGTTGAGGAATACATTATAGTTAAGATCTTGAAATTTTGCTGCGAGTGTATTAGCTCTTGCTTTCATATGGAGACATCTTAACGATGTTGTACACTCTTTTTGTAACTTCTTGGATAAAAGACATGGTGCAAAGTCACAATCAAACTCGTTATCAACATCACAAACGTAGTTTTGTTTACCTTTCAATATACAAACATTATCAAATAGTTCTTTATATTGATTTTGTAATGCTTTAGTTACAGTTAATACAACACATCCAAAAGGATCTGTACCATCTAGTATATTACTATACTCATACATACCCACGGAATCTCTTTTGAATATTTGTTGATTCTTAACTAAATTTTCATATTCCTTAGGTGGTGGGTTACTATAGTTTGAAAGTGTTGCAGCTACATGACTCTTACCAGAACCAGTAGGAGCTTGTACGACAATGAATTTAATACCGTCATCAATAGCTTGCTGTATTTCTTTCAGCAAAGTAACTTGTGAGTTACGCGGTGTATCACCGTCAGGAAAATGCATTAATAAATTTTTAGACATTTACTTTATACCAAATTTTGTAAGGTCGAGTGTAGTAGCGTTCCGTCTCTCTACCTCTTTCATTTTTTCGTTTAACTGTTCGTCAGAGATACGCGCTGCATCAAAATCAATACACTTTCTCATGCATTTCTTACAAATTACATATTGTTGGTTTACTGTGTTAAACCCAACATGACCTCTACCAAAACACCTATTACAATTATTGCTTGGTCTATGTTTTAGTGGAACTTGATATGCATCAAGATTTTTAGTCTCATCTGCATCTATTACATAAATATCACCACTAAGTAAAGAAAAGAAAAGTTTACGCTCTTGTTGTGAAAAATCTCCGCCGCTTATCATAATATCTCCTTATGCTTAAGTATGATATGATATATTGAGAATAAGGCAATTAAGACATTCTATCTACGTATTGTAATATTTTGTCGTTTTTATTGAATACAAATCTATTACCATCGATAGGTGTTTTTCCACCTGATGTAAGTGTATCAAGTCTAGTAGCTATTTCAAACTCAGCGGTGCCTATTTTTTGTGAATTAACTGTAGATATTATCTGTAACGCTATTTCTTTTTTTAGTTTCTCTATATCTGTTACGTAAGGTTTTATAACAGGTATAACACTCTTCTCCAGATTACCTACGAGTTCATAGAATGACTGTAATAATGCTCTACCTCTGCCATTTAATTGAAAAGATATGTTTTCATTGAGCGCTTGGGAAAGTTGTTCAAATTTTGTTGTCATTATTTAATATCCGAAATTATTTCAATATCAAGTACATTGTCGTAATACTTACTCTTGTTAATAGGTCTTACACTTTTTAACAGTTCATATATTAACTTATTTTTTCCAGAAAGAGACTGTACTTCGTAACTAAACTGTACTCTACTCTTATTAATTGTATTTATTTTAAACGGTATAGGCAACTCAAATCTCTCTCTTGCTTTCTTTTTTCCATTTATAATAAACTCTACGTAAAAGCCGCTTTGATTAAAAAGCAGTAATCTACCCTCTCTCCAAACTTTGTTATTAATACGCAGTTTGAGCTGACGCTGTAATAGATTTTTAAGTGTGCATTCTAGATCTGTATCAGTTATAACTATCATAATATTATTTACCTACTTGTTCATAAAAGCAATTTTATCACTCGGGGAAAGTGATTGTAGATATACGTTAAAATATCCCCAAAATTGTTCGGGTGGTTTTGTTGATATAACTGTAATGATATCAATAGTTTCCATCGAGACCATGCGGTATGTTTGCCAAAATAAATCCCAAGTACATACTAAATTTTTTGCTCTCCAGGGATAAGGTGGCGGATGTGTTGGTGGTTTAAAATGCAATGCTATCTTACCAGGTACACTATTTAGTAATAAAAAGTCATTAGTACAAAGCATTCGACGATAAGAATTCCAACCAGGTTTTTCGCGGCGACGCTTAAATCTTAATTCAACCACATTGTTCTGCAACAATGTAAGTAATCCGCCTTGTGAAGTTCTCATAAAAAAACCCTCTGATACAAATAATTATATCAGAGGGTTGGTAATTCAACTAACTAACTAATTTACTTTGTTTGAGCCTTGACATGGCAGAATAAACGTTCTTCATTAAAGAAAACCAACTTCTTACCGCTATAACTGATCATTGGTATACCGCGATCTGAAGGAAACATATAAAGCTCTCCCTCTATTATTCTTTCAGAACAACCAGGACCTTTCTTGAGAATACGAGCAACACGCCACATCTTCTGTGTAACTTCTTGCTTAAGCCATATGCCATCTCTCTGCACTTCACCGTGCTCATTTTCATCAGCATATTCTGCCATAACAATATCACCCATTACATCTACTACTTCCCACTCACCTGGTATTCTTACCCCAATCATATTATCCAACTGTAATGTAGGTATGCCGTGAACCTCTGCTGGTAAACCACATACAGTGCTTTTATCAACATTCTTCTCGTTCAACTCTGTCTGACCTGACTGCGTGTTCATCGTAATTTCTCCTTTTTTTACGTGGATCAATCTTTCCACAATTTATACAATTACCGTTTTCATAGATATGTAAACCATATCTACCACCACCTAATTTGTTTTTCTTGCATGAAACTTCTTTGTTAAAATGACTCCGATGTTTTGGCTTAATATCGTCTTCAATATCTAGTATTACATTATTCATTCACCTATTACCTTTTCCAGTTCCTTGTTTGTTAGTTGTTTCATGCTTATATATTGATTTATCTCCCTTTGAGATAATTCAAGTCGTTCTGCTAGATATTGTATATGTTCTTTTTCTATACCCTTAACAGTTTCCTTTTTCATCTTCTTTATATAGGGTATACGCTTATTGGAACTTTTAGGTATAATTGTAATAAAGTACTTGTACCACTCTTGCTTACTGGTAAATGATCTCCAATAACTATTAGTTGTACAATTAACAACTTGAGCAAAAGACGGTGAATACATTGATAACCATCTTTGAACAAGAAATGGAACGAATTCTTTCTCGTTATCAACGTCATCTAACAATGTTCCACTCTTCGTTGAAATAACGTCATCTAACACTTCGAATATTGTCATATAGTTTTTGTAGTAGCGATGAATATAGAATTGGCTGTACGATAGAATGCATCGATACAATCTTTCATAAACTGCTCAGCTTGTTCATCTGTCATATTAGTTGAATATGCGAAAGCTGGTGCTTCTTTACCAGCAACGATATTTATACCTGTATGACCAAGTACTGCTCCTTGTCTCTCACAAACAATACTTACACTTGACTTACCACGCATTTGAACAATACCACCCTGAGTAAACTCTTTACAAACAAAAATATCATCACCATTCACCTCAATCGGTGCTTCAATAACCTTTGCAAGTATATCCGCTATGATTGAATTATACAATCTTTGAAATGCTACTCCACCCCAAAGATTAGTTAAAGGTAATTCATAACAGAAGTTAATAGCCTTCTCACTGTAAATATAGTCTTCCGTTATCAAGTCTTCCACATCACACATAAACTCTTTCTCTACCTTCATAGGTGCAACAAACGCAACTATATTGCCAATAGGAACAACCTTATCTCTGAAGAACCTATAAGCAAACCTTGAATGAATCAATGAACCGTCATATATCTTCTGATCAATAATCATATTTCTTCTCCTTGTGTATTTCGATTTCTATGTTATATTAAGATTAAATTGAGAAAAATCAACGGAAATAATAAATATTTAGAGAGTATTATAAGGAGAACTGTGATATGAATATTTATGAGAAGACGTTTAAAAGACAATTAAATGAAGCTGATGGTGGACCAGTCAATGTCTCGCCACAACCACAAGGTGAAACACCATCCGATGCAGATGTTTGGGCTTCACAAAATACTGCTTTAAAGGATAAAGGACTTGAAGGTAAATTTAATGTAGAAGATATTCCGAAAGATGTCAGAGATCAATATACTACCAAGATTGATAGTTGGAGAAAAGAGATAAGCAATATGTCTGATACTCTTGAACAGGTATATGACTTTGCTTCAAGTACTGCTGAAAAGGCTGGTGCTGATAAGATCTTTGCTGAGACAAGTGATGTTGTTGAAGATTTACTTACAAATATTGGAACGCTTCAAGGTAAGCTTAAATTCCTCTCTAAGAAGGTTATGGTTGCGATGGATAGAGATAACAAGAAACAGAGAGGAATGTAATTACGAATCAGTAGAAACTAAAAAATCATAATAAATTTACATCTTGTTTTTATTCAAGACAGCCCCTATAATCAAGTAATTGAAATAGGGGCTTTGTTTTTATGGATCTTCCTTTACAATATATTGTTGATAAGTTCTATCAATACGGTGGTGGACCTAAATACAAACGCTTTAGTAACACTTATGAGGCGAGCTGTCCGATCTGCAGGGAAGGCAACTCGTGGCTCAAAAAGAAGCGCTTGTATTTTGTTGTAGATGAAAACCGTCTCTTCTGTCAGAATGAACAACGCTCTTGGTCTCCTATTGAATGGATAAAGCAAGTATCTGGTTTAACGTTTTATGAGATACTCAGTGAAGCTGGTGAATTCAACGAATCACTTGACTCAATCATATCACGCAGAAAGACTGAAGAGAAGAAAAAGGTTAATGTAAATTCTCTACCATTCGATTCAATCAATCTATTTGATCCTCTTCAAGTAAAATATCATAAGGATAGTCAGGTAGTTATAGATTGTCTGAAGTACATTCAAAAGAGACGGATGGATAAAGCAATCAATAGACCGAGAACATTCTATACAAGTCTAACTGATCAAGTACATAAGAATAGATTATGTATACCGTTTATCAATAAAGATGGTAAAATAGTATTCTATCAAACACGAGCTATATATAAAGCGGACGAATCACCTGCTAAGTATCTCTCTAAGATTAACGCTGATAAATCTATATTTGGAATCAACAACATAGACGTAAACATCGATTACTTGTTCATATTCGAGGGACCAATCGATGCTATGTTTGTTAAGAATGGTATTGCTATTGGCGGTATTGAAATGACGGACAAGCAAGAAGAAGAGCTTCAACCATTTAGTTTACAAAAGAAAATTTGGGTAATGGATAACCCGTATCAAGATGAAGCTGGCAAGAAGAAGATATGTAAACTAATTGAACGTGGTGAGAGTGTCTTTATACCACCCGATGATTTCAAACAATTTAAAGACTTAAATGAATTATGTGTATCGTATGGAACAGATTTTATAGGTATGGGATACTTGGTAAAGAATTCATTCAAAGGAATGGAAGCTTTATATAAACTAAAACTTAGTTAATCTTGCTTCTTAAATATCACCGGTTACTTGTGATGTACCATATTCAAGCGCTACTTGTCCTTGGACAACAGGACCTTTTTTCTTTTTCTTCTTTTGTACTGGCTTCTTATGACAATGGCCGCAATGTTCTTGGAGATCAGTTATGTGGAAATGAAGAGCTTTAATGAATTTCTCTCTAAAATTCTTGATAGGTTCTTCTTTTGATTCATCTATGATCAAATTACCTTCAACTTCTTTCTTAAGAGCTTCGAGAAACTCTCTACTAAGACTAATTTGCTTTGGATATCGCATAATCTTAGTTTGCTTAATCGATAATAATGATTCCCATAACATGTTAAACTTTTTCATATTACTCCTATGCTGTTGAACCACTCGTAGATGCACCTATACCTGATAGCACATTGATTGCTTTCTTAAAAATTGAACCCGCAGGTGCTAATTCACCCCACTGTTCAGGTGTAAGATATAGTAACAATCCTGTCTTGATAAAATATGTAACCATAGCTTGATGAAAATTCATCACTTGTTGTGGTGTTACTCTCATTAAGCCATGCTCTTCACCTTCACGTGTCCGTATTCTAATAAAGTTTGTATCTATATATGCACGCTTACCTTGTAGTGGTACATCGTTAGGGTTTCTCTTTTTGATAGGATCTCTATATAAAGGATTATTTTCTGCTTCTTGTAATATCTCACCTACTAATGCTTCATATTTAAAACCTTCATCAGTTGTTACTTCTGTAGGTTCACTTATTGTTTCTAATTTCTTTTTAATACCTCTGCCATCAATATATGTCTCAACTACTTGATAAGGTGAAACACCTTGATCGTTACGTGCAGCAATAGTTACTCTATTAGCAACAACATTTAACCAGCAGGTAAGATTATTGATAGTACCGTCTTCTTTAAATGGTTGACAGTTAGGTGATTCATCTGCAGCATTTATCATTACAGACTTTTTAGCTGGTTCTTTTTGTTTAAATTGTACTACCTGACCGGCTTTTGGTCCGAATGTATATACCCATTTATCTTTACTAGCCTGTGATATAATAGGTATAAGATAAGGCTGATTGCGTGGTGGTTTTTTTGCTTCAATTAAGAAGTTTGATATTTCTTCGTATGTATAACTTTCTTTGTTTGGATTAAATCTCTGATCTGGTACATCTGAGTTCCACTCACCT